TTATAGCAACTAGCCCATTAGTTAAATCAAAAGACGTTATGTTATGTTTTTGAGAACACCTAATTGCCTCAACACACTCAAAATCTTCATCATCCCAAAGTATAAAAAACTTTGTTTCTCTGTCTTTATTGTCCGTAACAAAACTAGAAAAATTTAAATCCGAATATTCTTTATAAGGTAAGTCTTTACTATCAGCATATTGTTTAGACCATACAACACCCTCAGAAGGGGCTTTATCGTAAATTAAAGCTATGTAGGTCTCGTCAAACGACTCAATAGTATCGTTTAATAAAGCCTCTACGTTTGCTCTTGAAGTTTTGCCATTTCCTATAACCGCTATGGTTACTCGTCTCATTTGGTACCTCCTTGACGGAGATGCCAGCATACACAACTCTTACAAAAAGGGCTAGTCTGGTTGCGCTACAAAGATGGCCCAAGGAGTTCCGTGAGTTATATACCCTCCGACAGTTGCAGCAAGCCTGTTTTGTACTAACTCTCTATTTTTATAATAATGACTTCTAGACAAACCTGGAGTACCTTCCCACACTAAGTCACCAATTTGAAGATATCCACCCGCTCCATCAAAGTATGGCGCTACATAAGATGCTCTTTCAAACAAAACAGCGTCAACAAATAGTACATTACCTGTGCCACCAGCCCAAGATATTTTAACAATTGCGTTTTTAGCATTTACAGGAGCAGTGGCTACAAGCGAAACTCTGCCAAACGTAGTTCCAACATTTGTAGCTGTTCCAGCAGTAGTAGATATAAACGTTCCGCCTTCGGTATACCAAGATACGTTAGCTGTTGCTGTAGTAGCTGCTCCAGTTCTTTTTGCGTAAAAACTTAAAGCGTATTCTGAACCAGGTACTAAATTAGTAAGTTGAGACGTCTCTAAAGTAACTGCGCCAGCTACAGTTGGGGTTAAAGTAAGTGATGTAGTACTAAAAGCAAGAGCTCCTGTTGCAGAAGTTGCTACAGTAGCGTTTGCAGTGCTACAAGACCATCCAGTTGTATTGACTTCAAAACTAGGGTTTGTTAGTAAGTTAATTCTGTTTGAGATTAAAACTATATCTGTTCTTCTTGCGTCAACAAAATTAGTAGGTTCTGCAGATTCTTCAAATTGAACTGCGTCAATGTAGTGAACTTCAGCGGAAGAACATCCCTCAATTCTTATGTAAGGAACCGCAAATTTTGCATTAACTGGTGCCGAAGAGGTTGAAAAAGCTGGTCTTGTCCAAGCTCCTGTAGTGTTGTTACCACTAGATTCACCAGCAGTTCCTAATAATGTTTCATTTTCGGAGTACCATCTAATATCTAATACAACGTTTCTAGGGGTAGTTTTAGCTCTACTGTACGCAGATAGCGTGTAAGAAGTTCCGCTTTTAACAGGTATACCTAATGTTCTAACATCCAATGTTCCACAAGCTATTTCTACATCCGCTGCAGCTGTGGCAGTTACTTTTAAAAACCCTGCCTGTCCGTTTGGGTAATTAGACGGTGATGATGCTTCGCTGTACGGGTCTATTGTTGGAGACTCACTTGTTGCGTCTCCTTGAACTAAAGTAGCGTTAGAAATGCTTTGCCAAAAGCCAATAGACTCTTTAAAAGATGATGAGTTTACATCTAGCATGTAGTTAGTAATTGGTTTTAGTCTGCAGTTGTAGCCTGAAAACGCTGTGACATAAGTTTTTAAACCTTGTATAGAGCCCTTTTCAGAATATATTTTAATTGCGTTTCTTAATAAAATTCGTGCTTGTTGTAGACCTACGTAGGGTTCATATGTCAAACCAAATTGGTTTAACATAGCCGGTATTAGCCTGCCGTCTAAGTTTAAAACATCGTACCGTTCACTTACATTTTGAGCAGAAGTTTTAAATAGGTCGTGTTCAACAGCAAAAATACTTAAAAAGTTGTATAGGTCATCGTTTATTGAATCTTCGTTATCAGAAGCAGAAAACGTATTTTTAATTTTGAATATGGCTGGTAAATATTCATAAAATTGTTCTCTAGTTCCGTAATCTTTTACAGAAACTCCTAATGCTTCTCCTGCTTTAACCCACGTATTCTGTACAGTTTCTTGTACAAATATTGAATAGTAATAAGTATGGCCCGGTATAAGTCCAGAGTTATTTGGAACCTGTCCAGTGTCTAGATAATAACTTGCATCATCTTGAGGTGTAGCTGCGACTAATACGTCTCCGTCATCTGGGGTCATTGGAAACCCAAAAGGATTTCTTAAAAGTCTAAGGTTGCTCCAAGAACCAGAAGGTTCAGTCCATTTTAGTTCTATTTCGTTGTACCCAGTAGAGACCGCAGTAAAAGGGGATGCGTCAAAATCTACTAGGGTATTAGCACCATAGAAAGATAGACCATAAAAACCAACACCATAAATAGGCATCTATATTTAACCAAACACCCAAGAAACAACAGCTAGATTATCTAACAATTGTGTTGCTCCTGTAGCTAATACCTCTCCGGTTATGGAAATAGCAGCAACAGTTGTTCCAGCAGAGTTTTTCCATTCTTGTAGGTTTGCGCTTTGACTAGCAACTCCACGCACTACTAAAGGCACTGTAGTAGTGCTAGTAGATAGAACAGTTCCACCCCCAGATAATTTTAAATATTGGGTATGGACGTCTGCTGTAATTCCGTTTTCTAAATTAGCAAGGCGTGAGGAAACGTTATTCCATGAAGTAGCTACGTTTGTGTATGCTCCTGAACCAGTTGTAGAAATATTAGGGTTAATTCCTAGTATGCTCTCAATTGCAGTAACTTCATCTTGAAGTAAGTTTGGGTGGGATGCGTCAATAGTATCTACAGTATTTGCTTTTGTAGTAAAAGTTCTAATCGACCCTGGGTATACGGCTGCCATGTTCTCTCCTTAGTTAATTCCGCCAGATACATTTACTGTAAATGTACCTTCTTCTGGCAATTCATTTACTGCACATGTAACAGTTTCTACTACCAGTGCTAAAGCAGTTCCTACTGATGCTGCAGTAGAAGCGATGTTTGCGTTTGTTTTAGCGTAGGTAAACGTAGTAGATGTGGGAACTGTAAGTACAGTAAACGTTCCATTAAACACTGCGTTAGCTACATTTGCAATTCTTACTTTTTGGCCAACAGTAAAGTTATGGGCTGCTGATGTAGTAACAGTTGCTACATTTGATGTTAAAGCAAAGTTAGACACGTTAAATTGTTGTTTAGCGTCTGTTCTACGCAAAATCTCTACTGTTACAAAGTCAACGCCCGTTAATGCGTCTAACGAACTCATTATGTATTGAAGAGGTATTTGGTCGGCAAAAAACACGTTATCTATGTTAAATACTTCTCTTAGTATAGATAAAGCTTGATTTTGCAAAATACTTTGTTTATATTGGGGCAATAAATTTATAGTTACTTCTACGTCAACTCCTACGTATGAAGGAGGAAAATAACTTATGTCAGTTCCAGGAGCGGCTTTTTCTGCAAAATAAGAAGACAGTTCTGTAGTTAGGTTATCAAACACAGCGGTAGTAGATGAAACTCCTCCCGAAACAACAACACCTCGGTCTCCAAATGGTTTTACAAAGAGAAGTATGTGTGAGTACACGTTTGCTTCTGCTACTGCTTTTGCAACTCCTGGAAGTTGAAGAGCAAGCGAAGCGTAGTCTTGCAAAGACACCGCTCTACTCAAAGCTTTTAACGCTAATGGTGCGTTGGTACGAACTGAATCTGTAGTCTCAGGGTCTGAACCGCCAGAAGCAGCGAGGTTGTTGTTTACGGTAACACCTGTTTGTGGGTTTGTTAAAAAGAAAGTTAATTTGTTTAAAGGAACGTTTCCTGCCGCCCCTACCCCTACTCTGTAAGTAGCGTTAATTGTTGCAGCTGATGGAGGAATTCTGCCCCCAATACCGTCACCAAATTGAATATATGTAAACCCTTCAGAATCTGAAAAAGTTGTAAAAACGGGGTCAAATAAATTGCTGTCAATTAAGAAAGCGTTGTATGAATACGCTACTCCGTTTACAGAAATTTGAATACTGTCTACAATAACTGAGTCTTGAGACAGTTTAAATATTTGATTTGGGTTTCCGTTAGAGGTTCCTAACTGTTGTGTAACTGTTTTTCCTTGAGTAGCATCTACTACTGCTGTTCCGTTTACAGAACCAACTTTAGCTGGAACTACAACTGACTCGTCTGTTTCAAACACTACTTGAGTAGTTACTCCGTTTACAATAACAGATGTAGCAATTTGTGTTCCTGCAGGAACTGTTTTGTTAGTAGCACTAGAGTTAGTGAAATTTAATTCAACTACAGCTGGGGTGCTTTCTGTAGGGGTGTAATTAAGCATAGAGGCGATTCTAAGAATGCTGTCTCTTTGGCTGGCAGTAGCTAAAAAGCCCTCACTAGCTGCTCTGTCAATGTAGAAGTTTAGTAGGTCTCCCATATAAGAAAACAGTTCAACCAGAGTAACGCCAAAGTCTGAAGGGTCTCGGTTAGTCCAATTAGGGGCATAATTTGGTATTAAGTTTAAAAGGTCTTCACGAATGGTCTCATAATCCCTAGAGGTGTAGTCCACCTGTGGGATGAATGAAGAGGAAGCGTTTTCAGCCATTAGTTATCTCCTGAATTAAATCACCTGAGGAACTAAGGATAGCGGTTTTTAGCTTAACTGTATCCTCCTCCCCAGTAGGAAGTCTGTAAAAAACGCTCACTTCTAGGGCGCCCTGTTCGGCGTCAAAGACTGGCCTTATGGAAGTTACCTGTAAATCTGGCAACCATTTACTAAAAGCCTCTGTAATTGTTCTGTTTGCTTTTTCTACAGCTAAAGCTTCGTTTTCAAAGACTGTTTGATTTACTAAGCTTCCATAGTTAGGTCGCATTACTCTTTCGCCAAACCTACTCATTAATACTAGTAGTACCCTGTCTTGCCATATTTTTTTAGGGTCAGTTGAATAAGTTAACTCTCCAAAGTTATTGAAAGAAAATGGAAG